GAGGTACGACGCCGGCACCATTTGCATTTCAATAGACCCCCCTTCCAGCGCGTTCTATTTTGGGTTTTTTTCCAGGTGTAAGCACCTCGATGTAATCACAGTCGCTCAAGACCGCGTACCGACAATTATCGACTGGATCCTTGCAGGCACCCTTTCGACCGTCCTTGCCCGTCCACGTCTGCAACGAGAAGATTGTGTTCGTGCAATCGCTGGCCACGAAGAACTTCGGCATGTTGAAATATCCGATCTCCGCGTCCTGGCGGTAGTACAGCAGCGTTTCCAACATCTTGACGCCCTCGTTTATATCGTCGCCCGGGGTCGCAATGAAGTTCATACCGATCTCATCGAATTCCTCCAGAAGGGTAGTGGGGCGGTCGTTCTCCAGTTTCGCGCTGGAGGCGAACCGCGAGTCCATGTACCGCTCCTCCACGGGTTCGTCGGTGTCCTCATCGTCCCATGCCGCCACCCAATCCTCCCTGCTCATGTCGGGCGGCTTCGGAGCCCGCGCGTCGCGCCACCCCTCAAGCTTGGCAATCTCCTCCTTGTACCGCAACAGGCCGAAACCAAAACTCTCCTGGGCGGGTCCGGCGCGGCCGTCCAGATGCTTGCCATCGGGTGTCGCCCAGGGACCGGGTACGCCGACCTCATCAATAAAATAATTACCCGGCCACTCGCGGTAGAGGTAAACCCCCTGCGGCGTAAACCGAAACCAGCTCATGAAGAAGTTTCTGCCGCTGGCCGGATCGACGAACAGATAGTTCGTCCCGGCCTTAGGGATAGCCTCCGGATCGACGATATGAATGGGTCCGAATTTCGGGAACCGAGCAGATATGGTCTTGTTGGCTATACCGTACCAGCGCTCGCGCACCAGGACGGCCGTATCGCTGCGGACCTTGGTCGTCACTACCATCGGGTTCCCGTAAGGGTTGTCGGCAGGCGAGAAGAAGACAACGGCTTTCTCAGGGTCAACGCACTTCATCACGCGAGGGACGCGCTCGAATGTTCTGCCCGCCGGGACGACCGGCTGACTCGGCTCGCCCCGCAACCATGCATCGCAGTCCTCGGGACGCGACGCCGGACAGGTCGCCGGTCGTTTTTCGCGTTTTGCATCTACTTGCTCCGCGTATTCCTGCTGCGTGAGGCCGAGCGCGCGCGCCTCGTCGGGCTCGCCACCGTCGCGCGGGAGCAGGAAGGCGTCGCATTCCTGCACCACCTCCGCGCCGTCCTGAAACACACGCACCGTCGGCGTATAACCCTGCACCGGCGTGAAATAAACCATGATCCAGCCATCACGGGTAGCGGTTCGGAACATGAGGGTTTGCAACCAATCGGGCGGGAGCAGCTCGTCGGCAGTCACAATGTTGACCTCGCCGCCCTCTATCGTCTCGATCTTCTGCTCGTAATTTCGGAAGTACGCTTCCGAGCGATTAGGCAAAACGTATTTCGCATCCGAGAAACCTGTTTTTTGCTTATAGGCGACATACGTCGTCTCGCTCCGTATCTCCCGTTCGCGGAGATGCGGCGGGAGATACTTGTAATGCAGCGGCTGCGTGTACTCCACGCTCATCGGCGCGTTAGTATGGAAGGCCCAGCATCTGGACTCCGCCATCGAGGTCAGTATTTTCATCGAGGTCTTCGCGCCAAATTCGGACTTCCCGGACCTGTTCCCTCCCGAGATCAAGACGCATTTGACCGCGTGCTCGAATTTCAGATAGGCGCGCATCGCCGCCGCCCAAGACGCGTCGACAAACGGCATCCCCAGCAGCGCATAGACTACGCGCCAGATAGGCGGTTCCCAACCCGACACCAACGGATCCGCCCGCTCCTCGGCCATGATTTGCGCCCGCTGCGCGTGTTTATCCATCCACACCTGCTCGGCTCGCTTGGCATCCCCTACCACGCGGTATATTTTTTCCGCGTCCGGCACGGGCAACAGCGGATGCGGCATGGGTTTCCAGTCGGTCATCGCGCCTCCTCGGACTCGCGCACGTTCTCACGCAAGGGAAACGGAAGCTCCGCACACACAAACCCAGCCGCGCCCTCATGCCCGCCGCCACCACGCGCCTTGCAAACGATAGAGATGTCTATGCCCGGCTTGTCGCAGTAGAGCGAGACGCTCCACGACCCATTAGCTCGCCAGGAAAACGCCAACATCACGTCGTGCCGCGCCGGGTCATAGACCGAGTCGAAATACAGCGAATTGCCAAGGGCCTGATTGATCGCGATGCATCGCAGGCCGTCCAGATCAGTTTCGAAGGCGCAGGCGGCGGCGATCTTCGCGTTTAGCTGAGACTGGTATTTCAAAATCTGATGGCCCTCCCGGACGAACTGGTCCATAGGAGCGAGCCTGCCCAAAAACACCGACCACGGGTCCAGCGACTGCGATCTGGCTGGATCTGTCTCCTCCACGCGCATGCGATATTGGAACGGCAGAACGCACTGGTACCAATACGTCTGGTCCAAATTGTCCCACACATCGTAGGCCGACAAAAGCGCCACCGCCGGCGGCACCGTGTTCGAGGCGTACAACTCCTGCCATGTCAGCATACACGCGGCCACGCCGACCGCCCGGGTCCCAGCAATGCTCTCCTCGGCCTCGATCGACCATGCGTCATGATCCGCGATCGAAGACTTGTGATGGTCGATCCACACGAGATTGTTGTGCTGGTTCAGGCGCGGCATCGTTTCCAACCACGGCTCCAGACATACGTCGACCATGTAGACGGTCTCGCCCGGTACAAGTTTTCCCCACGGGAACGGATCCCCGTAATTGTAGCCGATCATTTCGCACTCCGGGAATCGTTTCTTAACGATCGCTCCCGAGCAATGCCCGTCGAGATCCGCCGAGTGAAAGAAACACTTCATTCGCCCCCCCCTTTTTTTCTTTTTTTCTTCATGTCCCTGTTGAACGCCCGAGCGGCGTCCATCGACGCAGAGAAATTCAACACGAGTCCGTGGAAATGTTCATGATCATGGTGGAGACAGGCGTGCCGATTACGCTCCAACATCTGCCGGACCGTCGTCACCGCGAAGGCCCCTTTTGGGGACCATTCAGAGACCCACAAATCCGCAACTTTCATATCAACACCTCTTCGGCGAGCATATCGTCGGCCTCGATCGGTTTCCCCCCGGCGATCCCATCCCGCGCGTCCTCGAAATCAGGATCTGCCGGATCGAAGCGAAAGTACGAGGTCATAAACCAGAATTCCATGGCTCCTGTTTCGCCGTCCTTGTTTTTTTGGATATCCACCCAGGTCGGGCGCTTGTGTTTCTGGTAATCCATCCCCAACTCCGCCGCCACGTCCTCGTCCTTGTACACGAACATGATCTTGTGGGCGTCCTGCTCCAGCGAACCCGATCCGCGTAGATCGCTCAAGCGTGGAGAGCGCTTGGTGTTCGTTTTTTCGAATTCTCGCGAGAGCTGCGATAGCAGCAGAACCGGTATGTGGAATTCCAAACTCAGGGCCTTCAGCCGCCGAGAGATCATCGTCAAGCGCGAGTTCTCGTCCGCCCGCCAGCCCATCTCCGAGGCCTCGATCTGCTGGACGTAGTCGATCGTCACCATCTGGATGTCGTGTTTGAGTTTCTGCATGCGGACCCACGTCGAGAGCCCGCGTATGTCACCCACGCCGTCGACCTGCTCGGCAATCCACATCGGGTATTCGGCGATCAGCTCCTTCGCGTCCTCGATCCGCGAGAGTTCCGCATCGCTCGCGTGACCGAATTTCAGCTTCGGTAGCGAGACCCCGCTCTTTCGGCAGGCGGCACGTTCAAGGAGTTCCTTTCGGGACGCATCCAGGGACACTCTCGCGACAGGGATACCCTCCTCTGCCATGTACATGGAAATGTTGTCCTCCAGGGTTGTTTTGCCCTGCGAGGGGCGGCCGGCGATGATCGTTATACCCGGCTCCAGGCCGCAACTCATAGTCATCAGCCGGTCCCAGGGCAGTTGGAGGCCGACGGCGGGCTTCTCGCCCGCCTTCGCGGCGCGCCAAGCCGCAATCGAACCCTCCAGAACCGACCGGTTAGAGTCGGTCGGCCCGGCGGGGTCGATGATCTCGGCGAAACGCGCCGGTACATCGCGGAGGAGGGCGTCCCCGCGCTCGATGCACTGCGCGTCGACGGCGACTTGGCGCGCGACACGAATGGTTTGCCGTTTGATAAAGTGCTGGCGGACCAGGTCCAGGTAGTATTCGGCGTGTGCGCTGGTCGGCGTGCCATCGAGACACTGGTCCAGGTAGGCACGCTCAACGATGCGCTCCCCTTTTTTCCACTGGTCGAGTTTTTCGCCAACCGTAAGAATATCAATGTACGCGCCCATCGAGACCATGTCGTAGAGGATCTCAACGATCACCGAGTGGGACGCCACATAGAACGTGTCCGGACCTATTCGCAGGCGCTGCGCGAGCGGGATGACCCGCAGCGGGTCGAGTATCATCGAGCCGACCGCACCCATCTCGGCCTCGGCGCTGAAGGGGACTGGCGCGTCTTCTGTCATTCCCAATCGTATCCTTTCCACCGCCGGTTACGTGGGTCGTCGGCGGCGTCTTTTTTTTCAGAATCCCCATTCCCATCGACCTGCCGCAACAGAAACTTCTTCCACCACGCCCCAGGCGCGTCCAGCGTCCGAAACACGGCGACTTCCCGACGCGCCTCGTGCGCCAGGGCGAGGTAGTCGGGTTTGGCGCCGCGGACGAAGTACCGGGCCGCCATGTCCTGCTCATAGGTCATGTGGTGAAATTGTGGGGCTTCCACGAGAACCTGATGAGCTGCATCCCCGAACTCGATGGAATCGGTGCGTGCCGCGACATCTACACTCTCACCTTCTTCCTTCTTACTTCTAGAACTAGTCGTTGTTGGCTCGTTGTCTGCTCGTTGTCTGCTCGTTGTTGGCTCGTTGTTGGCTCGTTGTCTGCTCGTTGTCTGCTCGTTGTTGGCTCGTTGTCTGCTCGTTGTCTGCTCGTTGTTTTGCTCGTTGTCACGACGCCAGTTCACGTCATAATATGTTGAATCGCAAAGGGTAATGATCGTCCCTTTGTTCGTTGTTTTGCTCGTTACAATTCCCCACTCTTCGAGACGCTTTTTTGCAAGGCGGTATCGCTGCTCCGTCAAACCGATTTGCCTTTGCACATCCTCCCTTCCGATCGTGGCCTGCCCGATCCGACGCCCAGGTTTCGCGACGCCGACGCCCTTGTAGGCGCGGCGCGCGATGAAGTAGAGCAGCATGAAGCCGTCGTGGTACTCCGCGAGTTCGCGCGTCTTGTGGTTGTCGCGGAGTTTGAGAAAATAATCCACTACCAGCGCCCCCGGTATCGCGGGCATCGACCTATGAGTTGCCACAGGTCGCTCTGGATACGCCGGGCTTTGATTCGCATGCCGCGCACGAAGTTCTTGCTGTTCTGGACGCTCACGCGCTGCTGAACGCCGCCCAGAAGAGCCATGAGGATGCGCGGGTTTTTTAAATCGGTCCGCCATACCTGCATCTCGCAGACCGGCCGCTCGACGTGAACAATGGCGGTCGTCCCGGTCTCCCCGGTGCAGGAGCCGTTGCCCTCGACCAGCATCCTCCGGAGAAGCTCCTCGACCGACCCGTTTCCCATCCCGGCCGCCTCAATCAAAAGGCGCGCGCCTTTTTCGGTATAAACGAGGAGCCGGTTGACGATCGTGAAATGCTCCTCACCGCGGAGCCCTGGGCATTCACGTCGCAGCGCGCGCACCCTCTTCTTCGGTAGCCCCAGGACGGCACAGGCGGCTTTCTCGGCATAGACGAACTGACCTTGAGTCATTAAACCCCCTTTTGTAGAAAATTCTGTCTGTGCGAACCGATATAGGTGACTAGACCCCCCGGCCGAAAATCCGACCCCCCCCTCCCCCCTTAAAACTTGCGGATGCTTCGAGCTAAAACCAGGAACCGGAAACGCGTCGATGGCCCCCTTTTGCGGTCCAAACGTCGCCTAAAATGGTGCAAATGCCGTAGCAAACGCTTGAAAACCCCGCAAAATGGGCAGAATGTCGCGTTAATCATCGGAATGGTCATCCTTTGTGTTGCCTGGGGCCCGCGGCGCCAGAGGTGCCGACACGGCGTCGTCGGCCGCGGGTATCAAGTGGCCGGCCGCGGCGCCATCGCCCAACGCCTTTTGTCCGTCGGTTTCGGCGCCGAAACCGGTTCCCGCGGCACCCTGGTCATGAACACGTTGAAGCGAGTCGATGAAATCATCATGACCGGGCGCAGAATGGTGGTGGTCGATGATCGCCGTGGCGTGCCCGCTCAACAATTGCATCTTGTCGATGAGGACTCCGCCCGATATCGCCTTGTCCCTGGTCCCGATCTTCTTGCGCCGTTCAGGGTCCTCCAAATCCTCGATGACCCCTTCTAGGCACAGACCAGCGCCGTACCTCGCGAGTCCCGCCAGCCGTTGTTTCTCTATGGCTATACTTTCACTTTCGCGCGCCAGGACCGCAGCGACAGTATGGTGATTGACGTGCAGCATCTCAGCTATCCGGAGTCGGCCGTAGCCATTGGCCAACAACGCGACCACGAGCTTGTACCGTTCAGGATCTCGCGAAAAAAAACGGGCGCCCGTGTACGTCCCGGTACTCTGCTCCTCATCGACAACGTGCTGTACCAGGCTGGAGTCATCAATTAGTCGGAGTTGCTCAGCATCCTGAGCGATGAGACTATCACCGTGCCTATCAACTTGACTATCCACCGGCTACCTCCCCGACAGGTAACCCCGTGCCGACGGGACACGTCGCCAGGTACCTGTTAAGCGCCGTGGCCGGGATCCTCGTAGCCGCACCGATACGCCGTACCGGAAAAATACCCGCGGCGCCCTCGCTCCTCGCGCCCTCCTGGATAAGCTTATAGATCGTTGATCGCCCGACGTGCAGCAGCCGCGCCGCGTCCATCGGGCTATAATGCTCCTCGACAGTATACGCACGGGGTTTGTTCATCGCGTGCCTCCAAAAAAAAGAGCGGGCGCCATTACCGGGGCCTCCATCCGTCCGCGCCGCCAGGAGGGACCGCGGCGCCATGGAGACAACGCTCCAGCAGGACGCGACACAGTGAGGACATCGACCGATCTTCCGCTCGAGCTTTCGCCAGTAGCCTATCTCGCAACGCCGCCGGGCACCGAAACGCTACCAGCTCTGTACGATCTTGCTCATCCATCCGATAGCCCTCATAGTGTTTAACAGTGTTTAACACCGCTCGATCCACCCAGGCACGACGAATCTATCTAACCATGTACCGTGGTCATCGCCGAATGTCCAGCTCGCTATGCAAATAAATTTAATCGCCTAAAACCTCCGTCAACACAGGTAGATACGCCGCTAATCGCCCCCTGTTAAATCCGATCAAAAAAAAATATAACAATCGCCATTGACAAACCTAACGCTAGGTTGTATGGATAGTGACAGTAGGCAGCATCAGGCCTTAGACGGATGCAAATCGCGAGGACGCAATGAAACAATACCACCTACGCGCAATCAAGACTGATAAACGATTATACATGGACGTCGGCAAAAATGACGTCTTCCACCGTCGAATTACGTCCGCCGCGCACCCTCGCACAGGACCAGCTTGGTGCGAATATATGCGTTACGACGGCGTCCGATGCCGATGCATAAGTCAGCACAATTACGGCAACACCAGAGCAGTCGGCGGTCTCTACAGCATATCGCCGCGCGAATCTGTATGGGTTATCCACCGCCCATCGTAGTTCGCATCTTTAGTAGGCACCAGGTAGCCGCGGACCTTAGACCGCGGCATGGGAGCACATAACGTAGCACGCACACGAGAGGATGAACAACATCCTGGAAATCGAAACATGGGAGGTGGGGACATGAGTGGACACCCAGACAAAGCCGAACTTGCGGCCTGGGTCCTCGCGATGCCGACCGATGATCCCCGCCTGGACGCGGTGGAGGCAATCCGACGAGGCGAGGAACCCGAGAGGGAGGAAGAACCCCTGCTTTCCCTGAAGGAGCTGGCGAAAGACCTGGGGTTCAAACACTACACGGCCTTGCATAAGCTGAAGATTCAGCGTGTAGGGGAATCGTGGGGCGGCGGGCGGTTGCGGTACCGACGGAGCCGGGCGGTAGCCTATCTCCGGTCCCCCGAGTGTATGGCGGTCCGCGAGAAAATCCGGATGAAGCGACGCGAGCGGGAGAGGGCGAAGGCGTGACCGAACCCTTCCCACTCCACACAGCGGCCCGAGAGTGTCCCCCACTGTCGAACCATTGCGCCCGCTGTGGCCGGTTCTGTGGCGAGACGTACACCGGCTATTCACATGACCGCATGAGCGCACGCGGCCCTTGAGCTTGCGTCGACTCATAGGTATGCCCATCGTCGTATCGACTGGACTTGCCACCGCGGCACTAGTCCATCCGCGGGAAACGTACGCCGCAGCCATATCTAGACGCGCGGTTTCCATCGTCCTCGTCCACAACCACCCGAGCGGCGATCCTACCCCGAGCCCGGAGGACATCCGCATCACAAAAGGCATCTTGGCCGCGGGCCGCATCATCGACATACCGCTACTCGACCACGTCATTGTTACGTCCAGTACCGGCTATCGACCCACGCCCGAGAGCCCCTATATGAGTTTGCGCGAATCAGGCTTGATAGATTTTGACTAACAGGTTGCCGCGGACCTCAGACCGCGGCATGAGAAAGGCAAAAACCATAACCACACACAGGTCGCCGCGGACCTCAGACCGCGGCATAACCGGGAGAAAACCATGCGACACGAACCGCGTGATTACAGACTCGACGTGCGACGTTGGCTTGCGCTCATCGAGGACGCCATAAACCGAGAGCGAGAAGCCGTACTAGACATACGGCGACATCTAGAACAAGCCGACAACGAAAGGGACACTAAAAATGACAATTAAAATCATAGATGGCAAACGTTACAACACCGAAACGGCGACATGCGTTGCCGCATGGGACAACGGTCTCGGATACAGTGATTTCCGCCACTGCGAGGAATCCCTCTATCGGACGCCAAAGGGCGCCTGGTTCACCTCCGGAGCCGGCGGTGCGATGACCTCCTATTCGCAAGCATGCGGCGACTCCACCGGCGGGGGCGAGGACATCAGACCTCTCACCGACGACGAGGCTCTCGAATGGTTGGAGCGGAACGACGAAACCACCGAAATCGAAACCTACTTCGCCAGCAAACTTGAGGACGCATAAACCAGGGGGAAGGGGCGCCGCTGGGCGCCCCTTCCCGCGGAGTAACCACGATGACTGAACCTTACGACATCTACGAATGTGAAACCCTGTCAGGCATAAAGGAATATGGTTACACCATAACCTACGCCAGCTATACAATGGCTCACATTACATGGTGGGAGATCACCGACGGTACCCGAGATGGCATAACGACCGAACGAATCGGGTTGGTTGGCGACGGCACGAACGCCGCCGAACAAATTGACGAACACATTGTCACTAAACTACGCCTGGAGTACGGGGATCCAAAATGAAATGTAAAACCTGCCGGATACCCCTACGGCGCCACGAACGCCTGGGAGATCTGTATTGCGCGCATTACGGCCGGCGGTACGATCCTGCCCGCCGACTCCACGGTCTAGAGAAGTTGACGAACCAGAACGGAGCAAATCACAGTGAAATGTCCCCATTGCGGAAAAGACATAAAGACTAAACTCATAATGGACGAAGCGAAGCGCATCCAGGCACGGCGCACGTCTAAAACCACCAGGGAAGATGCCGCCCGCCTGCTGGGCAGCATCACAAGCGACGCCAAGGCCGAGGCGGCGCGCGAAAACGGAAAGAAGGGGGGCAGGCCGAAGAACTAGATTACACCATCGCACCAGGTAGAACATCGTTCGATCAAATGATGTACGACCCAGACCTACGTGCAATTGCAGATGCACTAGACCACCCAGGTAGACGGGATCCTCGGAGCCCAAATGCGAACACCGAGGATGAACCCTCAGACGAGTAGCCGAGCAGGGCGCAGCAATAGCAACGGCCCGGAGGGCCTGGGTCTCCGGGCCGCTGCTTTGGACATCTGCGGCGATGTACATTTAGTTTACTGCCCACTCCCACTCAGGAGCGGCTTAATAAGCGTACCCCTACGCGGGCGGCGAGTCAACCCC